GCCATCCCAAGTTGCACAATCGGCTTTCCTTCTATGAGCGAAAGCGGCACCGTGGCTATCAAGTCTCCGCTACCGATTATCAAGAATTCATCAAGGTAGCTCTCGTATAACATCTGTTTCTCACCTTCCGTGATAAACTTCATCTGTTCATACGATTTTTGGTCTGCGTCGTCCAACTGTTGGATCGGCGTAGAACTAGGAGTCCAAGAAGGGAGACCTTGGTTCTCATAAGTCTCACGGATCAAAGACTTAATGAGTTCCCGTTCACCACGTACTAGGACTTTCTTTCCGTGAACCGGGCCGCCGTACGGCGCCTTCACGATTCCAGTCTCCAGATTCTCTCTAAAGATTCGAGCTCTCAGAATTCTCCGAATGAGCGAATCAGACCGAGGAGACACCACTTCACCCAAGCCTCCAAGAGAAACGGGAAGATCGACATTCAAGATGTTGTCGATATCAATCAATTCCCGGAGATCTTTCCCAAGAAGAGGCGACCGATCATATTCACGCCAACTTGCATGAGGAAACTTAAGCGTCCCACCCAAAGAAAAGATGAGTGAGGGCCTAAGGCAAGCCGGTGGCAAGAGTTCACCTGCGTGAGAGTACCAAATCTCGCTATTAATCGTCATCACCCGACGTGATAATAACGATTTTCCGCGAGAAATTTTTCCTCCCACGGCTCTAACGCTCCGTTCCCAGCGTTTAGAGTCACTTTCACAGAGCACGATATCATCGCCATTGACACCTACGTCATGGATGCCACGGCGAATGTATCTATTCCTTTCGACGCCCGTTCTACTGAGAATAGCGTTGTGGTGCTCTGTATTCAGGATCCCTGTCACCAAGGAGATTACACATAGTATTGGGAAGCTCAATATAGATCCCATGAGCTGTCCCCTCCTTTGAAGCTGTCCTGGAGAAAACTCGGCAGATGTAGTGAACAATTTCATCTGCGCATTATCTTCTCCGTTTGCGTTCCAAATCGTACAGATGTGATCTATGACTAGATTGGCAAAGTCAGAGAAAAACAAATCTGTAGCAGATTCGAGATCGCCGGAGAGGAACCATCCTTCTCGCGGGAATTTCTTGTTACCCGCGAGCCATGATTCGACCGACCGCCCGAAGACACTCCACGTACATTGACGAACACAAGAAGCCATCCACTTGTTCAGTGAGGCATACTTCATGTTGTACGCGGAATCTAAGGTGATGATACGGGTCTTCCCACCCGTATAGACTGCTTCCGGAAACACGCACTCTCTCTTGTACGTGACATTTTCGGAGTAGAAGTACTCGCGTTTCCCGCCCTTTGACCTAGGACACTCGACGCAACCTGATCCGTGTGTTGGAGCATAAGACAACGGATCGAAATCGCCCTCCACAAAGAGCGATTCGATAATAATCCTAAAGAGATTCAAAGCCTGTCTCTTGTCGGATTCTATTTCAGGTGTGTGCGGAGGAACTGTGGTCACGCGAGTCAAAAAGGATGCGATCTTCTTTTCGTTCTCCAAGGGGTTAGAAGGACAAAAAACCTTCCTCCCCAAGTATACCGAAAAGATGCGTTGAGTTTCAAGGTAATCAATGTTGTCAATATGACAACCTTGATAGTGAAAACCTCTACTTTCAGCGCAAGGATTGTTGACAGAACCAAAACAATCCTCGATCGCCACATCCATCTTCGCCTTATCATAGGAAGTCACGCCATGGACTCCTATGAGGGAACAGAACAGAGCGAAAAGGCGGTTTGAAAGTTTCTCCAACTTCCCAAAACCCTTCGCGATCATGTTCATCAGGCTCAATTTCCGTGGCTCAAAACCAGGACAGAGGACGAACGCTCGATAAAGTTTGTCAAGTCGCGAACGCAACCGCAAAACTCTACGAGTCTCTGTCTGGAAAAAAGTCTTTTGATCCTTCTTAACCGCGCTCTTCAGTCGGCGGATAAGTGAGGAAACGGACGTACCTTCATCTGGGCAAGTCAGATGGAATAAATTTTTCGATACGAGCACTTGCCACTCGGCCAGACACTCAGCCGCTCTAAGCTGAGAGTTCTCGTGTCCACGCGCTAACGTGTCATTAGCCACTTCCTCATCGTCAGCAGGGATTAAGTCCGCTACGTAGAGTCTAGAATGGTAATCACCGAGAGCGCACGCTTCAAGGCGCGTGGATTGATCGATTTCTTTATTGTCTATATCGTCAAAAGACACTGGGCCATATGTCGACCCAGTAACGGTAGCATCGGATTCGGCCTCGCCACAATGATCAAGCCATTGTGAGGTCCCGCAATCTTCATCTGCCCCACCATCCTCTGTGTTTCGTCGAGAGGGTACGCTAGAGGACATATCTCTACCGGCGGAGTCAAGCAAATTTAGACTACCAATTCCGGCGCGACAACCATCGTCGCGGTGTAAAAAACCTTTTGTTTGCGGATGGTTCGCAAACACTTTCGAGGAGTGCAACTTCCTCTGTAAAAGAATGGATGGATTCGACAAGGAATCCGCGCCACCTCCATTTCCGACACTCGACGGCGCGATCGAAGTCGTAGATTGAGTAAAGAGCATTCGACGGAAGGCACGTTTTTCGTCTGCTCTTATATAACCCATAATCTTCCTCAATCTGAAGAAAATGGAGTATCTATGATTTTTAGGACGCTGTAGAGGGCGCA